GAATCAGAAGGGCCAGCAACAGAAGTCGCAGTGTCGCAAGAACGCGTTACACCAATAGATATGTCTACGCTTCCGCAACCCCGCCTCACCGAAATAGACACATCTGGGTTTCCGCAACAAAGGGGGGCGACTGGAGAGCCAGCTAAATCATGGCAAGAGCGTTTGTTTGGTTTTGGTGGGGGAGATCCCAACATAAACATGATGATGACCGGGCTAAGGATGCTGGGCAACGCAAGCAAAGGCCAAGGTTTTGGGCAAAGTTTGGCTGATGCTTACATAGGACAGACAGCAGATGCGCGTCAGCTTGAAGCTCAATCATATGCAAGAAACTTTGCAAAACAACAACTGGAAAAATCAGAGCGCTGGGAAGACAGGTACGCAAAAGAGCTGATTGACATTGAAAACAAAATGGCTCAAATCACAGACAAAAATGATCCAAGCTATGCGCGACTAATGCAAAGAAAACAATATATAGAGGGGTTACTTGTGCCGCGCTATGCTTCTGGCGGCAGCCTGCTTGGGGGCGGTTATTTTGGCGGCGGGGCGACGAGAGTTCCACAAGGCGTTGACGCCCAGTTAGACGCCCTTTCTCAAATACTTCCTAGATAGCAGTTATGGCTGAGCCCCGCACCCCTTCTTTTGAGGAGTTTAATGCAGGCGTAAGGGAGGCGGGGATCCCTGCATCTTTAGACCAGATTCGCTCAGCTTATAAGCGTAACTTTGATCGTGCCCCTGTGTTCACAAGCGGGCCAACTCTGCCAGACTTTCGTGAGCGAGCGCGACAGGCCGTGCCGGGTGCGACGGATGAACAAATTGACAGCGCTTACGAACGAAACTACAACACGCTGCCTTGGTATCAGGATGCGCTGCGGGGCATTAAGACCGGGTTAGGCCATCTCCCTCTTACTGTCGGAGGCATGATTGACGCCCACGCTGACACCCCAAAGATGAGGGGTTTTGGCCAGCAATTAATAGACTATGGCCGGGGGGTTCAGCAAGCTAACCGGCCAGAAACTGCGGTCGGCCAGCAGTGGTATGACGAAGACACAGGAGAGTATAACTGGGACGCGGTGCTTCGTGGCGATTGGCTGGCTTCTGCGCTTGGCCAAGGGGCTGCATCAATAGCGCTTCCGTTTGCTGCTGGCGCGGGAGCGATGGCAGCCGGGGCGCCTCTTGCGGCAGCCCTACCACTTGGTCTTGCCCTCGGCGCTCCACAGGAGGGGTTCGGGGGAACTTATTTTGACCAGCTGGACGCAGGGGTTTCACGCGAGCAAGCCAGAGAAGATGCTTGGAAAATGACTGGGGCAACCGCAGCCTTGGGTGCCCTCCCCCTAGGCAGAATGTTATCGCCAGTAACCCGCAAATGGGGAGGCAAGGCGGCTACCGGAATTGCGGAAGCGGCAACTGAATTGGCGGAAGAGCCTGCCGAGGCTTTAATTACAGGTGAAGATCCGCTAACAGCAACCAAGCGTGGGCTTCCTGTGATAGCTCCGGCTTTCTTGTTAGGCGCAGGATTGCAAAGGTCAGCGCTCCCAACACGAGAAGAGCGAAGCGAGGCTATACGCTCCGATCTGGAAGGGCTGGCAACCGATGAAGGTCCGGTTGATGAGGCAGCACCAACAGAGGGGCAGGGCTGGAGCGTAATACTAGGTCCCGATGGCAGGAAAATGCCTGCGTCAACAAGCGGTCAGACGTCCACCGTTGTAGACCCGCAAGGCAACCCAATACCAGAGGCACCCACTCCGTTCGTGCCAACTGAAGAGCAAACCGCTGCTGCGCAGAAGCGCGCAGAAAGTGTGCAGGCTCAGATTGACCCGATCATCAAGAAGTGGAAGGGGTTAAGTGTTGCGGTGGTGCCGCAGTTCGTTACTGGTATGCCGCAGGAAACATGGAATGAGCTGATGGATAGCGTAGGCCCTGAGCGCGCAATAAACGCCAGAGGGCTGCGCAAAGGTAATGAGATTTTCCTTAACGCCGAAATGCTTACCACGCCAGCCGATGTAGAAAAGACCTTGGCGCATGAAGCCGTAGGTCATTTTGGTTTAGAAACAATGCTGGGGGAAAAGAAATTTTCAAAAGTGCGCAAGCAGGTACTAGATCTGATTGAGCGCGATGCAGATATAAAACGGATAGCTGAAGAAGTACGCCGAGACTATGCGCCTGCCATAGCGCAGTTCGGTGAAGATCAGGTTTTGGTACAAGAGGTTATTGCAAAATACGCGGAAAGCAGGCCCTTCAAAAAGAACAATGCTTTCGAGCGCTTGCTTGTGTGGATCCGCGAGTGGCTGCGTGAGAGCGGCATGAAGACAAAGTTCTCCAGAGGGGACCTCAATGGGCTGTTGGCTAACGCCGCAAGATCCCTGACCCAAGAGCGCGTTCAGGCAGAAACGACAGGGCCAGTGCAACCACAGACCGTTTTCCATGGAAGCGGAGCAAAGTTCGATCAGTTTGACAGGTCTTACATTGGGACCGGGCAGGGAATGCAGGTATATGGCAAAGGCTTTTACTTTTCCAAATCGCCGGAAGCAGCTGGTCAATTCATAACGGGAATGCCAAGGTTCTACGAGGAGTTAGCGGACCTATCCAACCAAGCAGAAGCGGCTGGGGACATGGAGCTGTCATCAATATATGAAGAAGCAATCATGTATGGCGAACCGAAGCTGTTTGCGCAGGCAATGCAGGGGCGCGGAGACGCGTTTAGCGCGGCAAAGGTAGCTGAGGTCCAAAATAACCTGACTGACTTGCACCGCCGGTATTCGGGAGAGCATACCTACACCGTCGATATTCCTGACCAGATAATAGATAACATGCTGGACTATCAGGCTCCTTTTAACAAGCAGCCCGAAGCGGTCAAGAATTTTGTTAGAGATGAGTATTTGGGTCCGGGTAGTGGCGCCCAGCGCTTTGATACTGGAGGTGATCTTTTAGAGCAGCTGGAGGCGCAAGTTGGGGCTGAGGAAGCAAGCAGGATTCTGGCAGCCAACAAGATCCCCGGCGTAAAGGTTGGTGTTCGAGAGGTCTCAGGATCGCAAAGGGGGCAGGATGTACCGGGCGGTGAAGAATTTTATGTTCTCTTTAACCCGGAAGATATTTCGCAGGTCATGAGGGATGGGCAGGTTACCTATCCTGATGTAGCGCCTTCTGTTCAGGCAGCGCTTAGTCCCACGGTCCAGCCAGCAACCGCGCCAACCGCGCAAGTCGATGTGGCCGATGGCAAGTACCGAATTGCCGGGATCCGGCCAAATGAGGCAGCGCCGATTCAGTTCATGGCTGATCTGTTTGAAAATAACATCCGGTCGCAGCGGGGCGGCACTCAAGACCAGAACCAGTTGCAATTCGACGCGATGCAGCGGTTCCTGCAAAACCCGACTGAAGAAACTCGCGCTTTACTTGAGAGGACTGCGACCGACCGGCAGAACGCAGAGGACCTAGCGCTTAGCGGGCAGCTGGTAATGAACACCTACAAAGAGATGATAGACGCTGTAAACGTAGCTGCCAATGATCGCACTGAGGCTAATGCTGCTACAGCGATGTCGCTTGCCTCCAAGTTTGGCGTTTTGATGGCACCGCATCTTGGGCAACGGACCGAAGCTGGACGACAGCTCAGGGCATTGCAGACCCAAGCGAAAGAGTTTGCCGAGGCATCAAAAGTTCTGGAGGCAATTCCAAGTGCGGTGATGGATAAGCTGGGCTCAGGAACGATGGGCAATTTTGAAAGCGCCATGGCTTTTGTTGACCAAATCCAAAAGGCGCAGAATAACGCCTCCGAGGTTTCGAGCAATATCGAGAAGGTCTACACGCCGGGACTGTGGGATAAATTCTATGAATACTGGATTAACTCTATCCTGAGTGGGCCAGACACCCATGCAGTTAATAACATTTCCAACATGGCTTTTCAGTTGCTGGAAAATGTTTCCCGAACTGCGGCGGCTCTTACCCCCATGAAGGGAAGCCCCACCCTCAGGCAGATGGCCGCCAGATGGTCGGGCTCTATATCGGGATTGAGCGCAGGGGCCAAGCTGTTTAAAAACGCGCTCGTTACCGGGGAGCCCCAGCTTGGCGGCGCCACCATGCTCGAACACAGGGAAGCAATTGAGGGCAAGCTCGGAAGTATCGTCAGGACTCCGGGCAGGTTGCTGTTGGCAGAGGATGAATTTTGGAAGGCCATTGGTTATTACGGCACGGCGTCTGAGCTGGCAATGCGCAAGGCCGAAGCTGAGGGTAATAGCTGGCAGGAAACCAAAGGTATTTATGACCAGATTATGGGGCGCCTTCAGGATCACCCGGAGATTGTAGAGGAGGCCAAAACAGAAGCGGCTAGGATGACCTTTACTACCCCGATGGGGCCTAACACGCGGGCACTCAAGCGCTTTTTAAGGCAAAGCAAGATCGGTGAGTTTGTCGTACCTTTCCTTCGCACTCCCACGAATATAGTGCGAGAAGCGGTAAGGTTCACTCCCGGCGCCGGGTTTATGATGCAGAAAGTCAGGGATGATCTTGCTGGCAAAAACGGCGCTGACGCGAAGGCTATTCAGATGGGTCGCTGGCTTGTGGGAACCGGGGTATACCTTGCAGTCGCCCTTGCAACGGACGATGGCGAAATGTCAGGCAACGGCCCTGAAGATGATAACGAGAAGAGGCTGCTAATGGCGCAGGGCTGGCAGCCTTATAGCATAAAGGTCGGGGACAAATGGATTAAATACAATCGGTTTGAGCCTGTCGGTATGTTGCTCGGCGTTGCTGCTGATGCAACAGAGATCGCCAAGTATTCGACCGGACCCGAAACAGACAAGCTGGGCTCCATGATAATGGGTTCGCTGATGTCGAACCTAGGGGACAAGACGTTCCTGCGGGGCATTTTTGATTTTGGCGAAGCCATGACGGATCCTGACCGATACGCAAGCCAGTACATTGGCAGGCTGGCGGGCTCTTTTGCAATGCCAAACATCGTGGCGCAACCCACATGGAAAGCCGACCCGTTTCTGCGTGAGGCGAGAACCATTGTCGATCAAGTTAGGGCTCGCATTCCGGGTGAAAGACAAAAGCTGCAAGAGGTATTGGATGTTGCCGGGGAGCCCATCGAAAACATAACGAGCCCGATACCGGGGGTGCCGACCAAAGTTAGCCAGCAACAAAACCAACCACTGGTAAGCGCGCTGCTTGACTTGGGCTTGTTCAAAGGAAAGCCCGGTCGCTCAATTATGGGGGTTGAACTTAGCGGCGAGGACTACCGAAAGTACGCAGAAGTGATGGGCAAGGCGCGCTTCCAGCACCTTACGCCCATGGTTCAGTCACCCCAGTTCAGGGGGCTGATGCAGCAAAACCCGGAGATGGCTCGCTACTACTTGAACAAGGCGTGGAATGACATCGGGAGCGCGGTAAGGCAGCGCTTCCTATGGGAAAACCCGCAGGTTGTTACAGCGGTCCGCGACTATCGGCAGTCAGCAAAAGCCATTTCAAGTTCGTACTTGCGGTAGAATGTGTTTTGTAATTGGGTTTGTAACGCCCTTCGTTTTGATTTACTTGACGAGCGTGTGGGCGCAGGGAGCAGAAGATGATTAGTGACTTGATAGGTGCGCTAAAGAGGGATGAGGGGTGGTCGGGGCATCCGTACCGGGACACTCGTGGTTTCCTCACGATTGGTTATGGTTTTTTAATTGATGAGCGGCGCAGTGTAAAGCTGCCGAAAGCGGTGGGAGAGTTATGGCTTGAAATACTAGCCATGGAAAGAGCGGAAGAGATAGCGAAGGCTTGGGAGCCATTCTCGAAACAGGACATGGAGATCCAGCTGGCGTTGGCTAACATGTCTTATCAGCTTGGGGTTAGGGGCGTATTGAATTTCAAAAGGATGCTGCTGGCTCTGGAAAGGAATGATCGCTTGGCCGCAGCTCAAGAGGCGCTGGACAGTCGGTGGGCACGACAAACTCCAGAGCGAGCCGCAAGAATTGCGGCAATGATTAAGGGAGAATGAAATGTTAGAGAACTTGGAAGTGATTATTGAAAAGTACAGGCGAGAAGCCACCGCCATTGTTCTGGCTGGCTTTGTGTTCGGTGTAATTCTGGGGGCGGCCATAGCATGAAACAGCCGTCATCAACAATCACAGCAGCCGCACTTGCGGGCATGGGTATGACTCTTTTTTTCGAGCTGTTAATTCAGTTCGACGTCCTCCAACCGAGGGCAACGCTGGTCGCTGCTAGTGTGACGTTCGTAACTGCACTTGCCGGATACCTGAAAAAAGAAACCGTGTTGCCGATGGACAGGTAAATGTGGGGGACGGTCGGCAGCGCAATACTTAGCTTCTTTTCAAAGCGCGCCGAAAGGAAAGCCCGCGTAAAAGAGGCGCAGGTTGAAGCTGAAATTGAACGCCTGAAAAACACCTCCGACCAGAGCGGCTGGAAAGACGAATACCTAGTCCTTCTCTGGTCACTGCCTGCCATCATGTCCTTCATCCCTAAGCTGCAACCCTACGTTCGAGAGGGGTTCGCAATCCTGAACGGCGCCACCCCGGACTGGTATGTAGTTGGTTGGCTCGGAATCACGGGTGCTGTCTTTGGGCTCAAAAGATTAATTGAGTGGCGTGACAAGTGATGGCCGTGGACGCTGAAACCGCGCTGGGCAAAATCCTTGAGTGGGCATGGGTGGCGCTTGTGGGTGTCCTTGTTGGCTGCCATCGAAAGGTGAACGGGCTCGAAGCTCGGCAGGCGCTGCTGGAGCAGAACCTTGAACACCTCGAACAGCAAAGGAAGGAAGACAGGGATCAGCGGGAAGACAGCCGGGGCCAGCTGCTGGAGACAATTGAACTTCACAATAAAGTGGTGGTCGCCAAGCTCGATGCCGTGAATGAGCGAGTGACGGCTGTTGAAAAGCTGGTGAAGAACGGTCACTAATCCTGCGATTTAGGGGAGGGTAAGGGTAGGGGGTCCCCTTTTAAATGCGGCTAACGGCCTCTCAGTAGCTCTAAGCAAAAAAAAACCCCCGATCCGAAGACCGGGGGCTGGTGCTTACTTAATGCGTTGGTAGATCACTCCACAGTGTTCGCAGTCGGTGCTGTCATGGTCGTCTAAACTCCATGAGGGGCCGCTGCCCTGATAGAACTTCAGGTCAACATTAGGAACAACCTCTACAAACGTCTGTTGTTTCTTACCGCCGCAATCCCACTTGCAAGAGTCGTAACACTCAAACGCATCATCAGGATGGGTTCTCCAATACGCGAAACTGTGACCGGCGTACTTATGACCCGCTGGCGCGGGGCCAAGAGCTTTGAGGTCTTTAGAATATTTCACTTCTTCCATTTCACTTCCTTTTTATATCGGGCGCACGGGATGCGCGCCCTGCATGCGTGCTTATCAAATTGTTAAAGAGCGGTGTAACACGTTGATTACACAGGTGTTATTATAACACACGCCTTTTTCTGGTTATTTTTTAACCACTTTGCGAGCGTAAGTTATTGTTTGTTGGTGAAAAGGGCGCTTGTAAGTTATTGATCGCGCAAGGATTGCACAAAAATGTGACCCAAAAAAAACCCCCGATCCGAAGACCGGGGGAAAAAGGAAAAAACCAACATGCCCGGATATATTAGTTGGAATCGGTGAGCATTTCAATACTCAGCTCCGGTAATGCAGGCTTTTTTTGGCGCTTGGGCTCGGTTCCGGCTTCCCAGTTCTCCATGAACTGTTCGAGCAGGGGTTCCATCCAATCCCAATGCGCGGGGTCGTAGGAGTAGAGCCAGACCTTCTGCTCATCCGGGGTCCACGCACTGAAGAAGATCTCCTGCAAATCAGCCAGCTTAGCCTGACCAATCAACTGCGGAACGTAATGCGGGGGCACCTCATCCCACATCTTCTGCGGGCACTTCACTTCAAGCCCCACGCGCTTCGGCGCCAGCCTCCCAACCTCTATGCGCTCCCGAATGCCGTCCGGGGTGGTACCGAACTCGTAGCCGCACAGCTTCTTGACGAAGTGTCGCTGATCCTGCCCGGTATAGTTGAACATCATCCCTAGGAAAGCCTCAGCGCCCCCCACAGCGTCCATCTCATGGTCAATACCCCACTGCATGGCAGCGACGAAAGGAACCGTCTCCTGCCCTGTCAGCTGCCTGAACAGGGCTTGGCGAGAGCAATAGGGATTAAGCCCGATGGCTGCGGCGAATCGTGAGCTGGTCAGCTTCACGCCGCGTCCTCTGCTGGTGGCCTTTTGATTGCCCCGGCTGCACTCCTAGCAGAAGCGCGTTCTTTCAATGTGGCCCAGCGCTTGGCATCCTTGGTTGTCAGGGCTCGCACAGGTTTGGGCTGACTGGTGAACCATGCCTCCAGATCTTTCAATCCTCCCCGTGCTGCCAGCTCTGCATCGCCCCACACCTGCTCAGGTATAACCTCAACCTGCTTCTCGCCGTCTTTCTTTTTCGTGCGGTTAGTTGCTGGCTCTGCGTCCATGTCCACTTGCGCTAAGCCAACCATCGCTGTCAGCGCGTAACGCCTTGCGTAGGTGAGGCAGCTGCCCATCGCTTGTGGCCCAGCCTTTTCGGGTGTCATCGTCAACGTCCCGCACTGCCATTGGCCGGAAGCATGGCCTATCGTTGTCTCAACCGTAACGCTGCCGCCCTCGTTGCTGGTGGCTTGCGTCAGGCACAGGTCGTTGTCTGCAAATGGCTTGCGCATCGCTTCCAAGCAGCTGTTCAGGTCGGCGTATTTCGATTTGAAGAAAGGGTTTTCCGCCTCCTTCTCCACGCCAGACATCGCTGCTTGTGCTTTCGACAAGGCCGCAAACAACTCATCTCGGTTCTCACTGAATTGTGTTTTCATTTTCTCTCCCTTTTGATTAAGCGGGGGCCCACGGGTCGGCGTTTAAAAGTTTAGGCAAACTTAACCAGTCCGCAGACCCCCAAATTTGTTTTTCTTGCAATGCCTAGTTGTTCTTCCAGCCTTCCCGGTATGGGTGCTGCGCTTTTTCTTTCAGTGCCCAACAGTATTCAGGGCGCCCGTGCGGGCCCTCGGCTTTTAGATCTGTCTTAGTCAAAGAGCCCCCCTTGGTCAGGTTGCTCATCGCCCGCCTTACGCTGGTGATTTCCGGCGGTCGTGACTGGTCGAACGCTAGTCGTCGCACCTTGCTCGGTGACAGCTTGCTTGCCGGGTTGCGGTGAAAGTAGTTCAGGATTGTCTGCTCTTGCGTAATCGCTACCATCTCGAACTGATGGAGGGTCTTTCCTTTTTCGTGCGTTGTATTGTGATGTCCCATTTTTTTTTAATGCTCCCAATTTTTTGGCCGCGCAGGATGCGCAGCGCCACTCGGTTTTCCCCGGCCCCACCCAGTAGGGCACGATGTCTTTTCCGGCGTAACCTTGGACGCCGCAAATCTTGTTTTCCCCTATCCTTACCTCGCAGTACAGGCCGCCAGTAGCTCGCCTTATCATGTAATTTTCAAGATGACGTTACCAAGCACCAGCATGGCGGCGAAGGTTACCGCAAACACTGCGGCGCCCAGCGCATACGCCAGTACCTTGAGGGTGTTTCTGCGCACAACTATGTAATCGTTCAATGAATGTTCCTCCCTATGGGTGGGTGGGATAGGCCGTATTTCTGTGGATCTCGGCCTATGTTGCTGACCGTACTTTTAGAGACGGATGTAACTTCTGATATGTCCCGCACGGTGCGCCCCTTGGCGAGCAACTGATACACTACCTCTGCATACTCCGCGCTTGGCCGCTGCCGTCCGACTATCGGAACTATGCTGTTCCAGCGGATCCCGGCGCCGCTCAGCCCGTCCAGCAGCTCCAGAAGGTCCAGCTCCTTCACTGTCATCTTCAGCTTCACATTCGTTGCGGCCCGCCGCGTCACGGTGTTCCACTCCACCTTGTCCTTCAGCAGCCGGTTCAGAAATGTTGGCAGCTCTTCCTCCGCGACGGTCACCGTCACCTTTACTTTTCTCATTTTTTTCCACCTCCGTATTCAAGAACGCGACCAAGCCAGCTTTGTTTCGCTCGACAATGTGGGGGCCATAGATGAACGCCCCCTCTTCGCTTTCGTTGCGCAGCTGTTGCGCTTGGCCTTTTGTCTGGCACCAAATGGTTTGGCGGCTCTTTAGCAGCCGCACCGACCAAAGTCTCACGGTATCCATTCCGCTCATTTTTTTTCTCCCCTAGAATGATGGCAGACCCCAGTTCTCAACCAGCTGCGCAGAGCTAAAAGCGCCTTGCGGTTTTTTCTCCCACTTGCCGCCGTCAATACTCATGCTGCTCGTGAACATCCTGAACTCGAAGTCAGGCGGCAAGCTCATCATCAGGTTGCCTCTCTCACCCTTCACCAGCTTGCGCGGAAACCAAAAACTGGTGGACGCGGGAACGTCCAAGTTCCGTGCAGCCTCATGCGGTAGCTGAATTAAATATGCTTTGTCAGTTTCCTTTTTGATGTCACCCACCTCAATGGGGACTTGTGACCAATCTGCCATTTGTGTTTTCTCCTGCCCCCTTAAAAAAAGCTCGCCAGAACTGCGGGGGAAGCAGTCCGTTCGGTCCATACGCCTAGGCGAGCCCCTTATTAATCCCTGCGACCTCGAACGCTTGCTCGACAGTCTCAACTCGCGCCACTTGGCCGCGCCAGTCGTCAAAAAATTTTGTTTGCAGCTTGGTCAGCTGCTCTCTTGGTGATGGTTTAATTTCCATCAGCGTATTAACGCCCTTGTAGCCGACCAGAAGGTCAACCGGCAAACCGATGACCCAGACCGTCGCGCCCCGCTCGCGCAGGGCAGCGACAATCTCAGGCTGGTTTGCATCGTTTCTGGCTGCGTGTCTCACCAGCTAATCAATCTGCCCCCGACACATCGGGCAGTAATAAATCACTTCTGCCGGTGAGTCTCCCGTTGCGTACATATCCGGGTGCGTGGTGGTCGAGCATTCGTCGGCCTCCAGATCGAGATCGCAGCGATCGCAGTGCAAGTCATCTTCTTCCACGGCGGCGCTCCCTCCTGCGATTCGCAGCCCATATTATTAAACGTCTAACCGCTCGGTCCGTGTATCGTGGAAACAAATAGTCGGAACAGTAGCCCATTATTCCGAAAGCGGCACTGACGGCTCCGACAATCAGGAAGGCCATAAACCCTATTTCCAGCAAACTCAGTTCTTCGTATCTCATTTTCTCCCCCTAGTGCAAGTCAAGTTCGTCGCGGTCGGCGTGAGCCTGCCAGCGAAATTGTGCGGCCTCTTTCGGGTCCGTGTATTTTCCGCAAATCTGATTCTCGTAGCACCAGTGATTATCGGAGAGCCCATAGACTCGCTCGCCGTTCTTTGTCCCAGTGCTTGTGATCTCAACCGGGTCCGACTCTGGCGCTGTGCCCCAGACGCCGCGATAGGTCACCTTGTCACCCTGCTTAAATTTGTACTCTGTCATTGGTTTTCTCCCTTTGTTTTTGCAATTGTATCAGCTGTCCATATCCCTGTCATCTCGGGTGGACACTTGGCTTGTCTCATCAGTGACCGAGTAGCCAGCTCAGGTCAGAAACGGACAAAGCCTAGGCCATGTCCGTGTTTCGACTGCTCCTGCTGTTAATCGAATGCCGCCAGCGGAATGTTGTGTTCGACAAAATCCTGCTCCAACATATGGTCTAAGGGGTCAGAACCATCTAAGTCTTTCATCCACTCTCCAAAGCTAGTGTAGACCCGAACTTCGTGATCCAAGCTCAGATGCGTTATGCCTAAATTTTCCTTTTCATTGAGTGTCTTATACTCTGCTGCTCGCTCCCGCAGATCTCTCACCGTGAGGGCGCTTTGCGGCATCCACTCGTCGTGAGACTGTTCAAAAGTGGCATCGTAAATAGCATTGCCCATAGCACCGTCGGCCTGTGCGAAAATTCTCATACCCACTCCAGCTGCATGAGCCTTGCGTTCACCCTTCAATTTCCACTCACGTTGCGCTGCATCGCGGGCGGCTTTGCACTTTCGCCGGTACTCTTTGATGTGGGCTGAAAGCGTCTGTGGATAGTAGCAAGGGCCGGTCCAGCGCTCGTTGATCTTGAGTGCCTGTTCGTGGCCGGCCTCCACATCGTCACTGCGGTTCAGATTGCAAAAGGCGAACATCTTGGCATCGGTTAAATCATCACCACGGTAATGCGGCACTTCATCCAGACTGATTTCCCGAATGCTATTTCGCGTATAAAACTCCACCAACCAGTTCTGTCCTGCATTATCCTGATGGAGCCACTTATTCGCTTTTGGCCCCAAGGCAATCCGTTCTCTTACTTCCTCCTCGGTTACGTTAAAGGGGCGTATGGCGCACACCCCAAGCTCGGTTTCGAGATGGGCGGTGTAACCGCATTTCAGAGCGCCCTCGATTATTTCTAAGCTCGCTATTTTAAAACCACCATTGCGCAGCTTTAGTGTGCTAAGGCTGTATTGCATGTTGTTTTTCTCCTCTTGGCTTGTCTCATCAGTGAGTCAGTAGCCAGCTGACCCAGACGCCGATTGCTCGGCGTTTCAACATTGGTTTAAGGGCGCGCGGGATCGATTGCGTTTATCAGTTCAATAATCACTATTAAGAGCGAGTTAGCCATTAACGCGAGGTCATTCGGTGCGTGTCGGTTTTGGCAGTCGCTTATCAGTGTGCCGAGCTGCGCTAGGTCGTCGCGGTTGCTCAGGTCGTACTCGCGCCCCTGTATATATGTTTTTATTTCCTTCATGTCATTGTCCCCCAATTATTTCTTCAAGTCTGTCAGCCAAATTAGCTGAAGTGCGTGACCAGACATTGCCGCGCAGACATGTCAAAACGTCTTGAAGCTCGGCGCCGGATAGTTCGATGTCAAATCTCTGGCGATTAAAATCCGCGACCCTATCCACAGCGCGTCGGATCGTGGAAGGGCTAACGGCGGACGCAAGAGCAACGCCCCTGATCGTCATGTTTCTGCGCACGATTTCGTTGTACACAACAAAGTCACGTTCTTTAGGTAATTTCATGCCACTTCCTCCGGGTGATAGAATAGCTCCCCGCATTTGCCGCACTTGTACGGCGCAGGGTTGCGGGACTGATACTTCACGTCTGCGTCGATGAACCCTTGAATCTGGCGATGTACGAAGCCGCACGAGAGGGGCTTGTTGTTCGCAAGAACGAAGTGGTCTTCGTCGTCTTTCTCTAGTGTCCAGTTGCTCATGTCACTTTTCTCCTATGGTTTTTACTGGGTACTGCGACCGGCATCCTTGCCGGTTTCGGACGCGCCCCCGCGTCCATCATCAGGCAGCTTCAAGCTCTCTCCTCTCGGCTCTTTCGATAATCTCAGGCTCAACATTGAAAGCATGTCTGTTCTGATATAAGACATATTCTGTGGTCTCTACCAGTTCGTAACCAGTCTGCTCAGGATTTCGGACGAACTCCCTGTCAACTATCTCGAATTGGTCGTCAATCCAGTAGAGGCCGTTGTCGTAGTTGTCCGCATCGAGACCAGATAAAGTCCCAGTCCCGAGGCTCATGCCACCACCGAAAAAGTTCCCGATAATTTGGGTTAATCTTGCCATCCCGTAATCGCCGCCCCTCAAGCCTAAATGCTTAGCGGCATTCAGAAAGGCTTCGACGCTATCGCGGCCCCCGTTCCAATGTAGATAGATCGCGGGGCTGTACTCGCGTGGCACTCCGTCAACTCTCTGTGCTATTACTGCTCTATTTCCCATGTTGTATTTCCTTTTATGATGTAAGCCATTCTTCTTAGATGTTGTTGGCGAGCCAATCGACAGCGGTTTGTACTGCCACTTCTGGATCGGTGGTGCGATACCAGCCGTGCAGCTCACTGATAAACTGGCCGTTTGGCTTCGTGCAATATCCCTCCACTTCTCCGTTTTCAGAGTAGATGTAGCCAAAAGTAAAACCTCCGGTGAGGTGAATTTGGCCCGCACCGGCGGGCGCGTCCCCGTAAGATTCATGTTTAATAACGTTTACTTGCATAGTTTTTCCTTGTTAATTTTTAATTGGGTCTTGCTAGCCCTCCGGCTTTCACCGCTCCCCAGCGGATCATCAGGCAAGTTTAAAAGGCAAGGCCCCATCCGTGGGGCCCTGTAATCGCCTCAGAAGCCCTAGGCGGCGAGTTTGTCCTCACCCCTAGCAGCTAGGTCCAAAACGTATTGCATCGCTTTAGCGGCGTCCTGAGCGGCCTTCCGCACCGCTTTGGGGTCATCCTTGATGGCTCGCAGCCAGCTTTTAACGTAGCTGGCGTGATGCTCAACGACGTAGGGATGGCCCAGTGCCGCGCAAAGCATGGCGGCGCCTATCTCGGCTACCAATTCCTCTCTGGCGTAATTCTCCGACCCGAATGCGCCAGCCTTCAGTCGGTCCAGTCTTGCCTTGGCTCCTGTCCAGTGAATCACTTCATGGAACAAGGTCCCGTTGTACCCTTCTGGCGTTTTGAAGATGGCATATTCCGGCATATGGATCTCATCCTGCGACGGGATGTAACAAGCACTGTTGCCGCCGTGCTTAATGTTGGCCCCTAGTACCTCAGCTGCCCAGACTGCTACGTCCGGGATCGGCATGGGCTCAATCTGCTCCGGGTTAGCGATGTGATCCGGTAGCCCGTCGAACTGGTCCGCATTGAAAACGCGAACCCCGAATGTCCGCATGAATTTGATCTTGGTCAGGTCATCCTTTTTCGTGACTGGATCCTTTTCGTAGATCGGCTTGGAGCGAATAATCAGGGTTGATTTTTCACCCTTGCGAACTTGGCCGCCAATCTTTTTCCCTTGGCTGTAACCGAGCCATTGGTTGCTGCTGTAACCCTTGGCTTGGGCCGCCATGAATAGCAGCATGATATTGCCGCCTTGGTATGTCTTGCCGGTTGTCGGATTGAACGGCAGGCCGGACAGGATCTGCCCGCCATCCCAAGGCCGTTGCCACGGGTTGGTGCCAGCACTCAGTGCCTCAATGATGGCGTTGGTTACTTCCACATCTGGGTCAAACTTCTGTTTCTTTTTCTTAGCCATGTTATTTCCTTTTTGAATGTTGGTTCTATTCAGGACCCCTAGGGATACCCAACAGAACTAACTCTCGACTTTCCCGGCTTGCTTGTCCTTCGCCCCGGATGCTGCTTCAGCACAGACGTTATTGCGCGCCGTTCGCATCGCTGTTTGGTTATGTGGGCCAGCTGATCGCCCCAGTGCTAATCCCCTTAGATTTCAGCACGTTGTCATATTGTACGCTGTTCTATAATGCCTCCAGAAGTTGGGTTAAGCCCCGTTGATCGAGGGGCCAAGGTAATATGTCCTAGTACGTCTTGTCAAGCATGGACAACCTAGTTCATGTTCTCTGGTTGTGGTTTGGGTCATCTTCTGGCTTAATAGTCGGGCCAGTGTTTCATCAGGTTTGACTGGCAAACTGAAACCAACGAACTCAAACTTTGCTGCATGGCTTCGCAGTATAAATATCAGCTAGAAAGAGAAATCCATGATAGGACCCAAGGCCGTCTGTCAAGCATGGTCACCAATGGTGAACCGAAAGGGTAGATAAAAGGGTGAACCGAGTAACCTAGTTGGTAGTACCTCTAGGTGAAGGGTCTTTAATAGTAACCGGAGTAAACGTAACTTATTGATTTTACTGAGGATCTAAGTACCTAGAAAATGACGATCTACAGAAAGGAAGGCCGTTTTTCGCGGGGGGGTGGGGCGTATAATATAGACACCTCAGAACATCTAGGGGTTATTCTGAAAATTGGCGGGGGGTATTTTTTTGGGGAGCAAGTATGGGGAATCAGGAGACGTCCGACTATCTAACTAGCGGGTTTAGCGACTGGCTTAAAACCGGCGAGTACCTGCAAAGCGCTAACATGAGGAGCGCCATGCAGTTAGCTTTTCTGGCTGGTGTTAAGCACGGGGCAGAATACATCAAGGAGAAGGCTGAGAACGTCCCTCCACCAACGAACACCGAGTTACCCTAGGTTGACCCTTACCTTGTCCCTAGAGTCGCCCATACACGCTGTCATTCGCTCAGCTGAAGAGATGTCCAAGCTGGTCCTGCAATGGCATGACCGGGGCATATTTAACGGCAAACCATTTCGCCTTACCTTGGCCAATCTCCGGGCCCCTCGCACCAGCTCACAAAACCGGAAGCTACACGCATTGTTCAGGGAGATCGCCAAGTACACGGGGTACTCCGAACGGGAAATAAAGGAATTAATAAAGGTTAGCTATGGGCCGGTTAAGCCGGTTAGTTTAAACGGCGAACAGAGGGCTATTGCAAAGCCAACTCACGAATATTCTATAGATGAGTTAAGCTGTCTCATAGAACGCTGTCACCAGATAGCGGCAGAAATTGGTTGCACGGTGCGCCAATGACATGGGAAAAGAAGATGGTTCCCCCGTTACCGATGGATCTGAACGAGAGACTAGATAGCATAGAGGCTAGGCTTTTATTTATAGAGAGGTGGATTTCCTCTTTGGTTGAGTCTATTGCAGAGGAAGAGTGCGAAGAGGTAATAGTTTTTGAGCCAGAGATAGACGTCTTTCGAGACAAGTCTAAAGACAATTGACCAATTGTGGGTACATGGGGTCGCATGAGAAAGGATGAAAAGAACGCAGAGAAATACTGGGAAAGGCTAAAGCGGGAATTTGTTAATGGCTCTTACCAGAACAGCGGGGCTTACAGTTCCAGCTCGGTCCACCCACCCTTACGCAAATTACCACAGGAGAAAGAGCATGGGGCATTTAGTAAACCTAATTTGGTTTATTTGCCTAGCAGGTCTACCCGCAGCAGCGCTGTCGCAAGAGGTAAGCTCGACAAGGATAAGTGATTACGAATGGGAGTGCCAAGACGCAAGTGGCGCCCGCATCTCTGGTCACACCCGGCAGGACAAGGCATTCCAGCGCTGCTACAACGAGGCTCTGGACACCGGAGAGACTTTCCGGGTAGTTGGTGGTTCGTACCGGGTCAAGGCATCGCAGCCAGAATCTGCTGAACTTATAACGCCGCTGCCCCCGGTTGCCGATGCGCAACCCCCAGAGGAATCAGTCCTGATCTCCTTCGGGCCGGAAGAGTCCCCAACCATATACCCGTCAGAAATATCTGTGTTATCGAGAGCCAACGTCCGGTGGGATATAACCTTTACCCTTGCTGATGTGGAAACAATGCAGGGCTTGGCAAGCAGGGATGAACGAGGGCAAAGAGAAGGCGGCCACCTTACAGTATGGGTAGAGGGGGGTGTAGTGCATGTCCGCAACCAAGACGTTGCCGGAGGGCGCCCATCCGTTAAGCTCACTTCAGCAACAGTCATTAAGGAAGACACTCAATATACAGCGACTATTATTATTTCCGATGCAGGCTTGGTTTTGCAGATCAACGGGGTAACTGAAGGCACCAGCAGTGTTGTATATCAGTTAGACAGGAACAACTTGCCGTTGGTGGTTGGAGCGAGTTGCACGATATGTGACGAAAACCAAGGGCCGCATTACCCGGCAAGCGGCCCGGTAGAGCTTGAGATCTACGCCTTGGAAGTTCTCCCGGTCATAAACAGATCACTAATGCTTAGCTGGGTAGGGCCAACAGAGCGGGTTGACGGAACAGCGCTTGGGGTAAACGAAATAGCGACCTTTATTTTAAAAAAAGACAACGTAGAAATAGCGTCAGTAGATGGCGATGCGTGGCAGTTTGAGGTAACCAACCTTGACAATGGCAAGCATTGCTTTACGGTACAAGCTGTAGATATTCATGGACTTACATCCGAAAACTCAAATATCGCTTGTAAAACTATCTAGCAAAGGAGCCGACCATTAGTGATTACGGCACAAACTGGAAGGACATTGATGATATCCGCAAAGGCGCTGTAACTGACCGACAAAAAGAGTTACTTGACGCGATAGATAAGAATCCCACCTTTAACGATGTCTGCGACTTCATGGGCATTCGGACGGTCAACGGCCACGCCATGCTTAACCGCATACGCAAGAACGCTGAAACAGCAGAAACCACGCTGGAGTTCTCGCCGCTACCTGATGACGATGTAGAGGTAACCCAGCTTTGGCAGTGGCGCAAAAAACAATACAAAAAAAAGAACGAGCATGAGCTGGCGCTAAAACTTCGGGATGTGCATGTAAAGACAGAGGGCGCCATAGGGATCCTTCACTTTGGTGACCCACACGTTGATGACGACGGCACTGATCTCGCTGCTATCGAGTACCACTGCCAGCTGGTAAGGCAGACCGATGGCTTGTTTGGTGCAAACATTGGGGACGTTCATAACAACTGGATCGGGCGCTTGTCCCGGCTCTATGGGGAACAGGCCACTAGCGCTGCACAAGCATGGAGAATGGCTGAATACTTCCTGCACTTTTGCCCTGACACCGACCCGGCAAAGATGGCAGAAAACGAAAGGCAGCATCACTTACGCCACTGGTTGTATCTGATCGGTGGTAACCACGACTGTTGGTCGGGGGCTGGTGATCCATTCAAATGGATATTGCGCCAAGCTGATGCTGCTTATGAAGAAGCCTCATCCAGACTGGTCTTGAAGTTTCCAAACGGACGGGAATGCAGGATTAACGCCCGACACGATCACCGGGGAACTTCGCAATGGAACCCGGCGCACGGCGCGATGAAGGCCAGCCAGATGGGGTTCCACGATCACATACTTATTAATGGCCACAAACACACCTCTGGATATGGACTTATCAAAGACCCAGCTGGGGGCACTGTCAGTCACTGCATACAGGTAGGCAGTTATAAAATACACGACAGGTTTGCTAAAGAACGCGGGTTCAGGGACCAGCATATCTCGCCGTCAGTGGTGACCATAATTGACCCGGACGCTACCGAGGTCGGGCTTGTGACCGTGTTCCATGATGTAGAGGCAGCAGTTGATTACCTGACATGGAAGCGAGAACGCCATGCTGGGTAACAATAAAAACGGCAGCGTCTTGCTGTTTGGCGCTGCGTTTGAAAAACAGGTTGGCGGGTCTCACTATATGAAACAAGAGGCGCAACCTGTACACTATGCGGAAGCGAACGGGTTTGGGTATTGTGAAAGCAATGCTCTTAAATATTTGACGCGACACCGGCAGCCCACCGGAAAAGGGCAAGAGGATCTGGAGAAGGCTATACATTCTTTAGAAATGGCAATCTCCATTTACTACGATGAGAAAACATGAGGATAATGTAGAAGAACTGGAACAAAGGGTTTCGGATTTGCAAGATGAAATAGATCGCATAAAAAAAGAAGCAATAGAAAAGTCAGCTCAGGAACAAGCGATGATAGGGCAGCTTGCAATTAAGCGCATTGACAGTGACTACCCTGTTGACTTCTAATGGGGGCGGGCCGCCTGAAGGTGGTCCGGTAATTTGCTCCCTGCGACCCGGCTACTGGATGGCGGCCCACTCAGGGCGGGGCAGATCTGACGCTATGCAGAGGCTACCCGAAAAGGAGTATATGAATGCCAAGACCGCGTGGCAGCAGGAACAAGATAACGCAGAAGTGGCTGGACCAGATTGGCGCAAGCGGCCAAACTCCAGTCGAATTTTTGCTAGACAGGTTTCGTGATGAGGGTGAAGAATTATCAGTACGGATTGATTGCGCTAAAGCGGCGGCCCCGTATTGTCACCCGAAGATTATGGCCGTAGCCCATGCACACCTTACCGCCAAAGACGAAGAAACTGAATCTATCGGATTACCCCGTGTTTCTGCAATCCTTGACGAACTTATCGGAACCGGAATTACACGCGACGATGAGGCATCTGTGTCGGACGGATCTGTACTTTCTACTGAGGTACGTCCTGAACCGACCGGACATAGAAAACCAGTGGTTGTTCGATCGAATCAGGGAAGTTGAAGAATCACCAGACGGACACTTAGACTTATGGGCGCGGGGGCATTATAAGTCTACGATCATTACTTACGCCAAAACCATACAGGATATTCTGTCCAGCCATGGCGAGGATCCGCTGTTTCACTGGCGCGGGGCCCAGCCGACTTTCTGCATATTTAGTCACACGCGACCAATCGCCAAAGCATTCTTGCGACAAATCAAGCAAGAGTTTCAGTACAACGAAAAGCTGAAAGACCTTTTTCCAGACATACTTTACGCGAGGCCGGAGATTGACAGCCCTAAGTGGTCGGAAGATATGGGGATTGTAGTTATTAGAAAAAGCAATCCAAAAGAGGCTACAGTTGAGGCGTGGGGTTTGGTAGACGGACAGCCTACTTCAAAACATTTTAACATTCTTGTATATGACGACGTTGTGGTTCGCGCCTCTGTCAATACCCCCGACATGATTCAGAAAACCACAGAGATGTGGGAGCTATCTTTGAACCTTTGTTCAACGGTAGCTTGCGAGCGTTACATTGGAACGCGGTATCACTGGGCTGATACATGGCACCAGATAATGAAGAGGAACGCCGCAAAGCCAAGGATCTACCCCGGCACCGAAGACGGCACCTTGACCGGCAAGCCTGTATTCCTGACGCAAGATGAATGGACGAAACGGGTAGAGCGAATGGGCCCCGTAACCGCAGCCAGCCAGCTTTGCCAAAACCCAAGCCGGGGAACTCAGGAAGGGTTCAGTCGCTCATGGATCATGCGTTTTGATGCAGCTGATGTGCGCAAACGCGGAACATGGAAGCAAATGAACCGCTACCTGCTGGTAGATCCCGCCAACGAAAAGAAGCGACATTCAGACTGGACAGCCATCGGTGTGATCGGTTTGGGCCGTGACGGAAATTATTATTTGCTGGATGGGTTAAGAGACAGGCTGAACCTAGACGAAAGGACTGAGGCGGTGTTTGAGATGCACCGCAAATGGGATCGCCCCCGCGTCGGCTATGAAAAATATGGAAAAGACTCAGACATCCAGCACATCGAATATGTGCAAAAAGAAAAAAACTACAGGTTCAACATTACGGAGTTGGGGGGTGGCCTGAAGAAAAATGATCGCATTAGGCGTATGATTCCAGAGTTCAAGTCGGAAAGGTGGTGGCTGCCTGATGAAATTTGGCGCACAACCTACGACAAGAAAACAATCGAGCTGATTGATACTATAATTGAAGAGGAGCTGCTGGCCTTTCCAGTTCCGGTGCATGACGATTTTATTGATATGATGTCGAGAGTCCATGACATGTCGCTGAGCTGGCCGCGCTTACATGATGTAGGGAACATTCGGGATCGCTATGGCGAGCCCAAAGATATTAACCGGAGCTTTATGAGTGCCTGACCTATTAAAAACGCAAGACAGCGACCTAATGGCGATGATTGCTCAGCGATACAGTCAAGCTGAGCAGTACACCAAGGAATGGCGCCGCGAGTCCCGTGAGATGTACGGAATGATTGCTGGCGACCAATGGTCTGAAGAAGATCGGTTGAGGCTGATGGAGCAGCTGCGCCCAGCGGTAACCTTTAATGTTGCCGGAAAATATATTGATGCAATCGGGGGTTTGCAAATTACAAACCGCCAAGAGATTAAATACCTTCCACGCCAGCTTGGAGAGGCCGGTGTTAATGAGCTGCTTACCGGGGCGGCAGATTGGGTCAGGGATGAGAGCGATGCCGAGGATGAAGAGTCCGAGATGTTTCTTGATATGCTCATTTGCGGGGAAGGCTGGACGGAAACGTCTATCAGCTTTGATAACAACCCGCAGGGTGAAATCGCCATCGAGCGCAGGGACCCCATGGAAATGTATGCGGATCCCCGCTCCAGAAAAAGGAATCGGAGGGACGCCAGATGGGTGATGCGGATTAGCCGCATGACAAAGCAAGACATCATAGACAGATGGGGAGAGAGCGCATACGACAACATGGGTGGAGACACCATGGGCATAGAGCCGGATCTGGATGAGATGCCGATCCATGTTGCTGACCAAGGCTACCGTTACCAAAATGACAACGCAGATTCTATTTATGTGGAGGGAACAACCCCGATTATTCAGTTTGAAACATACGAAATGGTGGATTCAGTATTTGTTCAAACTGAGCAGTTTGGTGGGAAGTCGTTTACTAAACCGCAATGGAAAAAATTAAAGGAAGTGCTTGATCGTAACGGAGTTGAATACCAAACCGAAAAAGCGAAACAAAAGCAGTACATAAGAATTTTTTGCGGGGGCGGCACGATTCTTCAAAAGGGGCTTAGCCCGTATCAGGAAGGCTTCACCTTCCAGAACGTAACGGGCAAACGCGACCGCAACCACAATGTATTCTATGGGATCGCCAGAAATCTGCGGGACCCGCAGATGTGGACAAACAAACTTTTTTCTACAATTCTGGATGCCTTAGCCACTGGCTCGAAAGGCGGCTTGATGGCCGAGGAAGGCGCCTTCACGGACCCGGCTAGGGCTGAGGACCAATGGGCCAGACCAGATTCAATAACTTGGGTAGAAGACGGCGCGATTACCCAAGGAAAGATAAAAGAAAAAGCACCAGCTACTTATCCCGCTGGGCTTGACCGGCTAATGACATTTGCTCTTAGCTCGCTACCAGAGGTCAGCGGAATCAACCTAGAGATTCTGGGGCTGGCTAATAAGGTGCAACCGGGGGTTGTGGAGATGCAGCGAAAGCAAGCTGGTATGACCATGGTGGCGTGGGCCTTTGATTCAATGCGACGGTATTACAAAGACGCAGGCAGGCAGCTTGCCTATTACATTCGTGAATACATTGCAGATGGACGCCTAGCCAGAATTGCATCTCAAACCGGGCAGCAATACATCCCGCTGGTTAGAAGCGAACTAACAATGGAATACGACGTTATTGTTGATGAGGCGCCGACGTCTGCCAATGTGAAGGAGCGAGTGTGGGGAACATTGCAATCACTTCTACCCGGACTATTGCAAATGGGCTTTCCCATTCCGCCGGAAATTCTGGACTTCTCACCGCTGCCTGAAGACTTGGCTAACCGCTGGAAAGAGCTACTTAACCAAGGGCCTTCTCCTCAGCAGCAACAGCAAGCCCAGATTTTCCAAGCTGATAAGATGGCAGAGATCAAGAAAGATGAGTCTATTGCCATGCTAAATACAGCCAAAGCGCAAAAAACAATGGCCGAAATGGGCGTAGATCAGCAAGGAAGGGTATCAAGGGATGCGGCGCTTAACTTGCGGGACCAGTCAGAAGTTGAACTTAATTTAGCGAAGACGCAGAAAACGCAAGCCGAAACAGGCGAGGTCGTCGAGAAGATAAGGCAGACCGCAGCGAAAACAGGAAAAATAGTATCAGGAATGTAAGGGAGCAAAAATGTCGGAAGAGAATCAAGAGCAACCTCAAGACGAGTGGATTGAGGGGTTAACCGGGTCACGCGATGCTGAGCCCGACGAGGAGCTTGTGGATGCGCAGGCTCGCGCTGCTGAACCTACTGAAGATGTGCCAGCAGAAGAGGCGCAGCCAGAAGAAACGCAGAATCAAGCAGCAGAGGAAACGGAAAAAGAAGCGGGCAAAATTCCCGTGTCTGTCTTAACCGAAGAGCGCAATAAGTTTCAGGCGCGTATTGGTGCATTAGAGGGCCGCATAAACCAGCTTGGCCAAGAGAACACGCGCTATCAATCGCTAGCTGAAGAGATCCGGGCGCTAAAGCAGGCTAAAGAATCTGTGTCGGCGCAGCCAGAACCAGACTATCTGGAAGACCCCAAGGCTTATATCGACCAAAAGGTCGGTACAACCTTGGATCAGTTGCGCAATGTACAGGAAACTGTAGAGCAAACAACTGAGTCTGTGGGTGCGCAAAGTAGCGCTATGCAACAACAGCAGCAGATACAGGCTATCCAAAGAATGGCTGGTTCAGCAGAAGAGGCATTTGCACAAACTAAAAGCGATTATTGGGAGGCATTGGATTATGCGAGGAACGCAAGGAATGGGCAGTTAAAACTTGCCTTTCCTGACGGTACGCCAGCTCAGCTGGCAGAGCATATACGCGCAGAAGAGTTCGCTACTGCCGCACAAATTTTGCAACAAGGCAGGAATCCAGCTGAATTTGCCTATGAGTATGCAAAGAGTTTGGGGTATACTCCGGGGCAAGCGCAGGAGGATCCGGCGGTAAAAAGAGATATTGCTGCGGTCAGGGAAAGTGTGGCAGTTCCAAAGACTGACGCGCAAGGACTTGGCTCTCCGGGGGCTTCGTCAGAACTTGATGGCTTGTTAAACATGGAGCCAGATGAGTTCGATCAAGCGCTTAAAGAAGTTTTTAATTAGTTCGGATGGTCGCCGCATTGCGGGCGTTTCGGTTCGATGGTCCGATAACCATTGCTGCGTAGGCACTTACGATACAGTGCGACACAATTCGTTTTTTGACACTTTTATCGAGAGGATTTAGGTATGGCTACTACTGACTTCGGTGTCAATCATCCGATGGCGGTCAAACACTGGTCTGCCGATTTGATGAAGGAGGCTTTGAAACGGACGTATGCGTTACAGTTTATGTCCAAAGGCAAAGATTCCATCGTTCAAATCAAGACTGAGCTAAACAAGAACGCGGGAGATCGCGTTCGGTTTGGACTTAGGATGCAGCTGACTGGTGACGGTATCGCTGGAGATGGCACCCTAGAGGGCAATGAAGAAGCACTGTCGATTTACACCGACAATGTTTTCATTGACCAACTCCGTCAAGCTGTGCGCAGTGAAGGAAAGATGTCTGAACAACGCGTCCCGTTTTCCGTCAGGGCAGAAGCCCGCGACGGACTCGCCGATTGGTGGGCGGCTCGCATTGACGCAGGCTTCTTTAATCAGCTGGGCGGCAGCACGAGGGAATCAACTGTATACACTGGTATGCAAGCTGCAACTGAGCCTGATGCTGACCATGTGATTTTCCATTCACAAGCAGCTGGCTCTGCTCATGCAAATGAGGGGCAGATTTCAGCCGGAGATACATTTGACCTGTCGGTCATTGATGCTTGCCGCGAACAGGCGACTGTGGGTTCACCGAACCCGATTCGTCCACTTCGTTTGCGAGGCGATGACTATTACTGCATGTTCCTGCACCCTTACCAAGTTTACGACCTGCGAACGAATACCACCACTGGACAGTGGCTGGATATTCAGAAAGCAGCAATGAACGGCGGTCGAGTGCTAAAGAACCCAATCTTTACGGGTTCGCTGGGCATGTACAACAATGTGATCCTGCATGAAAGCACGAGGGTTCCTCCGGGTTCTGTTAGTGCTTCCAACGCAAGTGGGGTGGCTGTAAGGCGAGCAATCTTTGCTGGTGCGCAAGGTGGCGCAGTAGCATTCGGGCGCAAGTCTGGACGCAATACTTACACTTGGCGGGAGGAAATGTTCGACTACGGCAACCAACTGGGTGTCGCGGCGGGCTCAATCTGGGGCTTGAAGAAGACAGTTTTCAATGGCTCCGACTTTGCAACCATTGTCGTTTCCACGGCAGCGGCTTCGCATAGTTAATCGAGGAGGATAATCTAATGGCGACTTATGAAGCAGATAAAGCCAAGTCAGGTGTCCAGCCTCGTGAGATTGAGACTGGAGCTAACGTAGTTCGGGCAAGTTACGTTTCAGAAGTAACTCACGCAGCAGCAGACGTTATTCAGTGCGTTAAGGTTCCGTCTGGAGCAATCATTGATAGCGTGGTTTATGCGGCCCCAATTTCGGGGTCTGCGCCAGCGCAAATGATGTGCCAAATAGGTGACGGGGATGACCCCAACCGATTTGGTAGCTCCACTTTAAGCTCGGTTGCATTTACTGGCAATTTGGCTTTGGGCTACCAATACTCACTTAGCGATGCAGCTGATCCATTCTATGACACCATAGATGTAACAATTGACGCTGGTGCGTTGACTGTTTCTCAAGGGTTTGTTTTGATCGTGACTTACCACTGTGATGACTAGGTAACACCGGGGGGTCTTTCGGGGCCCCCCGTTTTTTAAGGGAGCAAGTATGGCTGTAGAAGTCGGGCTTCACGCCATTGTGGAGCAAATAGCGGATTCAATAACCTCAGAAAACACTGAGTTAACTGAGCGGCTGATCTGGCCAGCACTCGATCAATTTCCTTTTGTTCCCCAGCTTTGGTATCACGCGGGCAATCATTTATTTAGTATTGGCAAACTAACATTGGCGGCGGTTGCTTATGAAAAAGCAATTGACCTAGAACCTAATGCCGTTTGCTATGCCAATCTAGGCGCCTCCTATCGCCAGCTAAATCGGGCCGATGATGCTCTAAGAGTATTAACCCAGTCAGTTGAAATTGACCCCGAAAGCAAGTCGGCATGGACGAACCTAGCTGCTTGCTACATTAATGAGGGAACCCCGGAGATCGGGCTTGAACACGCCAACAAAGCGCTGGCAATTGATCCAACCTTTAACCGGGCCCAATGGAACGCGGGCCTTTGTCACTTGGAGCTGGGAAATTTTCGTAAAGGCTTTGAGTTTTACGAGGCCGGGTTGGACCATGATCGAATTTTGCGAAGCTATGGCAACGCCAAGTACCTGACCGACCCCGTACACCAGAACGTAAAAGGCAAGAACATCAAGCTGATTGTCTATGGCGAACAAGGGATCGGTGATGAGCTTATGTATGCCAGCATGTTGTTTGATGTCTGCAAGGACTACGACGTCATCTGGGATCACCACCCGCGTTTAGGATCTTTTTACAAAGCGGCATTTCCCTATCTTGAAACACACCCCACGCGCAAAGACGACCCAGCGGAGGCGCCGTGGGTCAAGAGAACCTTCGCGCCTTATTTTATTTCTATAGCCGACCTCGGCAAATGGTACAGGCCAAGCAGGAACGCCTTTAGCAAAGCGTGGCAAGAGCATGGTCCTTTTTATAGCCCAGACCCGAAGCTGACAGAGCAGTACAGGTGCGGCTTAATGGCCATGGCTGGCGGTAAAAAAATTATCGGCATTTCAACTAGGGGCGGCGTATTAAAGACTAACAGGTTTTATCGTTCGGTTAAGCCCGACCACCTAGATGATCTGCTTCAGGATGAACGCTATCACTTTGTAAATTTAGATTATGAAGAGGTGGACGTCATGGTAAACGAGATGAACACAAAGCGACCGGGCTCTGTAAGCTATTGGCGCTCAATTAATCATCATTTTAATTACAAACACACGGCAGCATTAATAGCGGCTACTGACGCCTTTGTAACGGTTTGCCAGTCGGCGGCGCATCTTTCGGCAGCTATGGGGCACCCAACAGCTGTGCTAACACCCAAGCGGCCAGCATGGAGGTACGGATTAAAAGGCAAGCGGTGGTATTGGTATCCATCTAAAAACGTATCTTTATTCAGGGCGCCAGAAGATGGCGCGTGGGATGAGCCGGTTGCAAATGTAAAGGATTGGCTGGAAAAGATCCTGCACCGCAAACAGGAGAAAAAAAATGCGTAGGTGGGATGTTTTAGCGGCGATGATACACGCGGAGGGTTTCACAAAATTTGTAGAAGTCGGAACAAAAGAGGGACGAACGACCGCGCACATATTGCAAGAGTGCCCAAACGTGCAGGTTACAGCGCTTGACCCTTGGTGCGAAATGCCCTCCCAGCGGCCAGTGTCAGGCGGTGAGGTATATAACCAGTGGGACTTTGATGCAATCGAAAGCAGCTTCTGGGAAAGGGTGGATCCTTGGAAGGACCGACTGACTTTCCTGCGGCGCACCAGTGAAGAAGCGGCACCTGCTGTAGACGATGGCTCGCAGGATCTTGTGTTTATTGATGCAGCGCACGATTACGACAGCGTTAAGCAAGACATTGAGCTGTGGATTCCAAAGGTAAGAAATGGCGGCATCTTGGCGGGCCATGACTTCCAGCACTCATTTCCGACAGTCATGGATGCGGTGGCTGATTCTTTTAATTTAATGTTTGTCGAGGTTATGCCTGACAGCGTTTGGTGGGTGAGATGTTAAATGTTGTTTACTGGGTGAGAGGGGAAGAATACGCGGGGCTGGCAGTTCGTAGTGCGGAAACAATGAAGCGCGTATACGACGGCGCTAAAATAATAATTTACGCTGACCAAGAATGGCCGGTGTTTGCAGGCGGCAGCGTTGACGAAGTTATCTGTCTCCCCATACAAAAGATGATGCCGCACATGATTGCCAACGTGCATTGTCAAGTGCATTACGTTGTCAACAAGGGCTTTGACCGGCTCACTCTGTTTTGTGACGCCGATGTACTGGCGGTTAAAAAGGCCGATCTGTCCCTGCTGACCCAAGACCTGATAGTGACCAAGCGGGACCATGTGTATCTGGATGAAAACGGGGAAAAGTTAGTAGGGGTTGCAAGGCCAATGCCATACAACTATGGCGTCTTATTAGCCAACCCGACGATGGAAGCGAAAGAAATTTTTATCTGGATGCGCGAACGCTTGGTAAAAATGGGCAGCCATTTGCAAGACTGGTACGGCAACCAATGGGCGCTAAGGGAATTGGTTGGTGGCTCTATGGATGAGCAGGCGCCACGAGAGGTTAAACGCGCCATGGCGTGGGGCCCCGTGTCGATCAAGGTTGAGGACTGTTCGATGTGGAATTACCTGCCGCATGATGATGAGCCTATTAACAACAAATACTTTGTTCATGTTAAGGGGGGCGACAAGGTGCGCTTTCATGAAATCGCAGATGAGTTAGCAGCATAATGTTTGACTTACCAAGAATCTTTATCGGGTACGATAAAAAAGAGCGCATTGCATGGCATGTGCTTGCGCACAGCATCATAGAAAGAAGCTCGGTTCCGGTGCTGATTTCGCCCATAGGTAACGAAACCATGGGGCCCGCCCTATGGGACAGGCCACGCGGCGAGAAAGACTCGACTGACTTTAGCAATGCTAGGTGGATGATTCCTCATCTTTGTAACTACGAGGGGTTTGCCATCTTTATGGATTGCGACATGGTTTGTGATGGGGACATTGCCGAATTGTGGGATCAGCGCAATTCAGACAAGGCTCTCGTATGCAGGAAGCACAACCACAAAGTAGTCGATGGAGAGCGGAAGTTTTTAGGCGGCGTACAGGCCGCCTATGACAGAAAAAACTGGTCATCACTGATGGTGATTTCCTGTGCCCACCGATACTGGAAAAGCATTGATCCAGAGGAGGGCTCCGGCTTGGATCTGCATAAATTCAAGGGGCTGCCGGACAACAAGATTGGGGCGCTAAGCGGCTCGTGGAATGAATTACTAAAACCGGGCGAGGTGAATCCGCAAGAGTTTTACCCAAGCCTGTCGCATTTTACTTGGGGTGGGCCATGGCATGGCTGGACTAAATACTGGCAGACCGAACTGTGGACGCGGGAACTTTCTGATATGCTTGGCGGGGACAATCCCTGCGCGTATGTCAACGTGGGGTATGATGAGCGGGGAGTGTATATAGGAGGCGCTTTTCATGTACGGGCACAAGATGCACAAGCGGAAGCAGAGCAAGAAACAAGGTCACGCGAAAGGGAGTAAAAAGAAAAAGCGCGGGTTTGGACAGCTATATTAAGAGTTGGGGTTGTTATGGCAAACTGGATTGAGGGGGCAATAAAGAAATCGGGCGCTTTGAGGCGCCAGCTTGGTATTAAAAAGGGGAAGAAGATTCCCCTAAAGACACTCAATGCTGCGGCCAAAAAGCCGGGGAAGCTGGGCCAGCGGGCGAGATTAGCTAAAACCATGAGAGGGTTTGGGCAGTGACTACTGTTGCGACAATGGTGTCTAGGATTGAAAACAGCCTTAACCGGGGATCCTCTTTTACCTCACAGATTAACAGCTCCATTATTGATGCTGTTAAATACTACAAGCCCCGGCGGTTTACCTTTAACACTGGCAGGGCGACCGCCTCGACAGTGGACGGTCAGGAATATTATGCGCTCCCCAATGACTGCATTGAGGTGGACATGATGACTGTCACCTATTCCAGCAACAATGTGGAGTACCTAGACGAAACCACATATCGCTGGATTCAGCGGAACACATCAGACACTACTCGAACCAGCCAGCCAGACAAATTTGCAATAGAGGGGTTGGATCTTCGCATGTGGCCCGTTCCAGATGGTGTGTACACATTGACCATGACCTATTTGCGTGACATTGGGGGTTTTTCTGCTACCCTTACTTCCACCCTGTCTAATGCGTGGACGGATGAGGCAGAGGAGTTGATAAGGTCACGGGCTATGGCCGCTCTATTGCAAGACACAATAGGGGGCCCAGATGCTGAGGCTGCATCTGTGAAATGGGTGGTTAGGGAGCGCCAAAAATTTAATGAATTACGCCGCGAGGCAAATCGACGGGAAAGCTCTGGCAGGCTAATCCCGTATCTTTAGGAGTAAATATGGCACAAGGCGACGTTGTAGTTTACAACCAATTCAAAGAGGGATTGGGCGATGGCCTGCACGACTTGTCAAGTGCGAGCGTTTGGGTTGCTTTGGTTACGAATGCCGCAACACAAAGCGCAGCAGTGGCAGACCCACGGTGGGGAAGCGGCGGCTCAACGAACCTGAGTTCTAACCAAGTTTCCGTGGGAGGAAACTATGCGACGGGCGGGGTGTCGGCATCTCCATCAGATCCTTGGACCCGAAGCGGGGCTACCTGTACCTTCGATCTAACAGACATAACTTGGTCACAGAATGCGTCGAACCCTAAATCAGCTACTTGGGCAGTGGGTTACAATAACTCCGACAGCGGAAAGAGGGCAATTTTTAGCGTGGATCTGGGGGGTTTGTTTGACATGACGAGCGGCGACCTCGTGATAACGTGGAATGCTTCAGGGGTATTTACTCTTGCCTGATTTGACAGATCGTCTCGCAGGAAAAACGGTTGAGGCGGTGTTAAAAAGCGACGAAACTTTGGTGATTCGTTGCGAGGACGGGCTAGAGGTCCATGTGAATTGGCAGGATGACGAGGGTTCTGCCGTTAAGGGGGAGCCTAAAGTCGTATGGTCTGGTAAACACGTTTATGCTGACGCCGCCCATATTGGGATGTTTAATGGAGCAGTAGGAGAATGAAGTGGCATATCGCGTCAGGCACAGAAACGAAATGCGCGGAACTTCGGAAGAATCCGCAGAAACTTATGCGCAAAAACTAGACGCCTTCGACGCGGCATGTGACACATGCGTGTCGTTTATTAAAGCCAACTCCAAAGAAAACCGTTCTGGCGATCTTGACTATCCACCCTCTGACGGATCTCGCTATAAAATTTGGGTAGAGCTACGGGCTGCTTATGCTGTCGGGATGCAGCTCCGTTACGATTTTTACACCGGGTCTGACTGGGAAACTAATCAACTAGACTGGCAAGTCGTTGAGTCAACTTAATGGCGACGGCTATCGACTATGCGTGGGTCGGTTCAGACGGGAACCATTCTAGTAACAACACCTCTTGGACGAACATTTCGTCCACCATAAAGATACCTGCGGCTGACCTGACCGCCAGCACCGAATACCTTTTGCTCATGGGTATGTTGGTCAATGGCAACAACGCTGGCCAAAACGGATTTGAGTTTCGTGTTGCAGCTGACACTACAGAGATCTCCGGCAAAACCATTAACGGGCAAGCTGGAAGCTACCAGCGAATGGAACCCCGAAGGACGGGGGCGGGTTTTGGAGCGGCTTATTTCTATATGCAGAAATATACAGCGCCCAGCACCCCGGTAGACATTAATCAACAATTCCAAGTACAGAACAGTTCTTATCAGTCCCAATGTACAGGGGCTTGGTCACTAGCACTTAAACTGGATGAGTCGGATGACGGGCTACATGAAAACACAGATTATAAATACGCGGAAGATGAAACCACCCACAGCGCATTAAGTTCGGCCAGCTGGACTGATGGTGCATCGATCACCATAGGAGACGGTTCAGCGAGCTGGCTTGTTTTTACTTACATACGACCGGAGGTAAACAGTTCGTCATCTTCAATCAGGTATCGGCTCGGCGGCGACCTGAGTGGCTATACCTCCACTGCCTACGCCGAATATGAGGGGGAGGATTCAGTAGAGGTTTGGCAGCAAGGGGCGATGTATGTCTTGTCAGCTGTTGCTTCTGATACTGCCGTCACCCTGCAAATGCAAACAGACTCAGGAACCGCCGGGGAGTTTGCGGTCGGGCTGAATCGCATTGCGGCGGTTCGCCTAAATGCCTTTACCCAGTTTGCTGCTGATATCAACACCACTGGAACCGAGGTTACCCCGGAAGACACTTGGGTAGAAATGGCTGCTAACAAGGGCTTCGTTGTTAGTGCCTCAGCTGCTGATGTGGCTGCCTTGGGCGCTTTTGCTTATACCACGGGAGACACAAATAAGACGCTCCAGATGCGAATGCAAGATGATGGGGCCGAGGGAGAATGGGGTGGGATGAATACCTATGGAATGCAAATTTCCAATGGGTCTTCTGATAGGCGAATCCTTTATTACAGTGGCATAAACACAGTCAGCGGAACCTACACCCTTAGTACCGATTTAGATGTTCAAGAAAAAGCTGACGTCTCCCCGGCAAGTGAGCGCCTGTACAGCAACCTAGTTTTGCTTGAGCTTAACTTGCAGGAGAAACCATCTACGGCTAGGTCGGTGACGGCTGCGACACAGGCCCTAGCTATTGCCCAGTATCAGGCGTCAATTACGACGCACAGAGCCGTCTCCGCATCAGTTCAGGCGCTTGCAATAAGTGAAGCGCAGGCGGCAATAACTACGCACAGAAACATAAATGCGTCCGTGCAGGCGCTTAGCCTCACGGAGCTGGTGGCCGCTATTACTACCCACCGGGGTATTGCTACATCTACTCAGGCCCTTAGCCTTACTGAGCAACAAGCCACGGTAGCAAAAAACGTAATCCGAGAAGTGCAGGCTGCGGTTCAAGAGCTAGACATTACGACCTACGCTGCTGCGATTAAGGCCAGCCGACAAATTGCGGCTACCGCGCAAGCGCTGTCGATGACGGCTTACTCTGCTACTATAAACACCAGTCCTGCATGGACCCCTGTGGTTGATGCAAGTACCAACTGGGCGGCTGTTGCCGATGCAAGCACCAACTGGACTGCTGTTGCGTCTGCCAGCACAAACTGGAGTGCGTGGGTGCAATGAGATACCAAGCGAATGATTTAAACTTTGGAGTGAGCGTAGATATTCCGGCGTGGAACCTTCCGCCCGGAGTAATGACTGATTCCCTGAACGTCCGCTATCGGGACGGTGGCGCAGAGAAGATGCAGGGTTGGGATGATGTGTTTGGTGCGACTTCTGTTACTGGGAGTTGCGCTTTGGATATGGTGGCTGATGACGACCTTAATGTGTTCTACGTTTATGGGGACACTGACAATCTTTATTACGCAAGAAGCGCCGGAGCCGCCCATGTAAAAATTTCGCACACAAGTTTTAGCGCTAGCGTTGACATTGGGTTTAATGGTGGCCCCTACAATGGGTACTTAGTTTACACGGGGGGAGGAAAGCTCCAGCCGTTTTCATGGGACCCCAATACGCCTGCCACTGCTACTGCGATCCTTACGGGCTCGCCTATTTGCGATGTTATCAGACCATTTAAGAACTTTCTGATTGCTTTGAGGGTGACCGAGGGTGTGGACAAAAAACCCCTAATGCTGCGGTGGTCATCGTCTGCCTTCACGGGGTTGCCTTCTAGCTGGGACTACACAGACCCGGCAAATGATTCTGGCCGCGTGACGCTGGCGGACTCAAGCGATCCGATTATTGATTGCTTGCCATTGCGTGGCGCTAACATTGTTTACAAAGAGCAACACACTTGGGCAATGGATTATGTTGGTGGCTCCAATGTATTTTCATTTAGAGAATTATTTGGTGAGGTTGGGATGCTTGCTGAGCAGTGCGCGTCGGCCTTCAAGAACATGCACTTTGTTGTGACCAACAACGACGTAGTTGTGCATGACGGGAACGAAGCGCAGTCGGTTGTAGATCGAAAGACTAGGGACTGGCTGTTTAACCGAATTGATGCAGATAATTACCGCAGAAGTTTTGTGGTGCGCGACAACCGAAACAGGGAGATGATTTTTTGCTACCCGGCGGAGGGGGCTTCTGCCCCTAATGCAGCTTTAGTTTGGAATTGGCAAAGCAACTCTGTGTACCCAAGGGACTTGGGTGGAACCATGGCAAGAGGCACGAATGGCAGGTTGCCGGATACCTTCTCCAGAGCGACCTATGCGACACGCAACACCGCAGAGGAGTATTCGTTTTTAACGCGGGCCGACCGTCGAGAGATTGTTTATTTTTCTAATAGCGAAACATACAAAGGCATTTCGGACAGTGCGAACATGGACGTCTACCTTGAGCGCAAGAACGTACCTCTTGATAAAGACATTAACAGTTACAAGAGGGTGTTGAGGTGCTATCCGTGGGTTCAGGGCACAGACGGGGACTCTCTAAAAGTTCAGCTATATACGAAAGACGCACTTAGCGATGCGTCAAGAACAACGGCTTCTGCGTCGTTTACGATTGGGCAAGATTACAAGACCGACTTTAGAGCCAGCTCGCGTGTCTACGACATTCGTTTCATTTACGAAGGAACTAACGACGTCAAGCTATACGGTTATGACTTAGAGTTCTTTAGAGAAGGTGAGCGGTGAGCCGCAAGCAAGTTATACCGTATGCGCCTCCTAATGATGTAAGCGGGTTGCCGGGGTATTTAAGCGGAGAACTGCAAAGATTATCCGGCCTTATAACTTGGGATCCAGATATTGCGAGGGTTCGAGAGATATCGGCAACAGCAACTATGACGTTGGTGCTGGACGATGTGCTGGGCGGCGTTGTCCTAGGGAAAAACTCAATAACCAGCGCATTTGTTATAGACCCGACGTCCGCCGTGGCTTGGCCGATTGGCGCAAAAATAACCATGATTCAGTACGGCACCGGATTGGCGCAGATCTCGGGCTCAGGCGCGGCTACAGTGCAGACCCCAAGCACCGCAAATTTCGGGGGCCAATACAACACTGTAGAGGCCGTGCATGTTGAGACGGATGTTTGGATTGTGTCAGGGGGACTTGCATGATGTATGATATAAGGGCAGTAGGGAGCGTAGTATGGTTGAAATCTTTGAGGTGCCAGCACAGCTGGCGAGAGAAGTTTGGGAGGAGCTGCACACGCCATTGGTGAGTGCGATGCGCTACCATGAGGGGATGGATGCTGACGATTTGTTAGTGCTTTGCGAGTCAGGGCACTTAACAATTCTGGTGTCAGCGGTGGACGACGAGATTAAGGGTGCCTTTATTACCCGGCTTGTTCAGTTCCCCAAGAAGCGTGGATGCGAGCTGGTCGCGGTAGCGGGAAAGAGTGGCGAAACCCGGTCATGGATTGACGATATGCTGAAGTTCCTTGACGATTTTGCCATTAGAAATGGTTGCGATTTTATTTATGGAGTGGGTCGCAAAGGCTGGATGGTAGCGAAGGACTACGGCTATAAGGTCGAAAGTCGCGCAATTTTAAGAAAGGAACTTAAGAAATGGCAGGAGGCGGTGGAAGCAACGTAGCAAATACGGGCCCGTGGGAGGGTGCGCGTCCGTACATAAGTAACCTGTATGGCTCGGCTAACTCGTTATTTAACCTAGGCGGCCCTCAGTATTTTGACCGGCAAGCCTATCTTAACCCACTTCCCAGCCAGCTTGCGCCATACAACTACGGCTTTGGTTTTCTTGGCGACGTTTTTGGCCAAGACTTTGGCTCTGCGCAGCCGTGGCAGCCAGCTTTTGGTGGGGGAGGAGCCCCACAGACTTGGGCTGGCGGAAACACAGGTTACCAAGTAGGCACAGAGGGTTATCAGCCAGCACCCCCGCAAACGCTGGAGCAACAGGTGGCCTTGGGTTACGTCCCAGCAGGGACGGCTGGCGGAGTTAGTGGCTGGAACTCGCAGAACTACGAGTGGCAACAAATTATTGGGCCTGATGGCACTCCAACGTATGTGCCTGTTTGGGCCGGGGATCCTGCGGGAAGTCCTGCGGCGACGGTTCCAGCTGGGACCGCGACAAGCCAAGGGCAAATACCTTACGTTGACACCGGAACCACCGGGACGGTTCCGGGTGCCTCTGGTTATATAGGGACAGACGGGGCAGCAACAAACGGGGGAATGGGGACTACGGGCGCTGGCGCAATCCCAGATCCATTTAACCTGATGCCTCCTGAATACGTTGACCAACAGGTGCTTCCAATCGCACCAGTGGCGCCTCCGGTCGCACCAGTAGTGCCGCCGGTCGCACCAGTAGTGCCGCCAGTCGCGCCAGTAGTGCCCCCGGTTGCGCCACCAGTACCTCCGATCGCACCGCCGCCAGCACCACCGCAGGAGGAGGAGGAAGAAGAGTCTCCACCCAGAGGAGGCGGCAGGCCCGGCGGCGCACCACCAAGAGGGGGTAGAAAAAAACCAGCAGCGCCACGGGGAGTACCCATGGTTATGGGGGGCAATCCAAACGCGAGAGCGCTACAGGACAGCCCTCTTACACCGGCTGTTAGGCGCTTACCACAACGCAGAGGGCGAGGTTAATGGTTCAACCAGCAAATCAATTCTCAAATTACGCAGCTGGGTGGGGGCCGCAGCAGCAACAACTTCCGGGGGCTAAGCCCTTTGCGGCGCCGACGCCGGGAACAGCGGTTAAAGGTGTGACTGGCAATACGATGCAGCAATCAGCAGCACCCCCCACGCTTCCTGATGTTGCTGGGAGCTGGTATGACGCTGTAAATCCCAACGTCGTTGATTACGGGCCGGGCACGGGCGGCTATCTTGGAACTGACGGGCAGTGGGAGGAGACATACGGAAATTACGGGCCTAACACTGGCACTAGTCCAACGTATGCTTTGGGTTTTAATGTCCCTACCGCCAACTATGGTCAGCAATGGATAAATCCAGCGGCTAACCCGGCGGGCGCTACAGGTGGCGCTCCTAACTTCGGATGGCCGCAGTTTGGTGGGGGCTATACCCAGAGCGGCGCAACCCCAAGTTATGGGT